CACCCAAGCGCAGCTCGATGTTCTCGTAGCTACGTTTAAGGCGGGTGTTGCGAATGCGGATTTGATCGCGAAGACACTTAACAACGAGAAGTAATTCTTATTGCTAAGAGCCGAATAATGAGGATCAGTAGCCATAGGCCCTGGTCTTCAATAATGAAGAACAGAAGGCTTGAACGGTATTCCTAATATGCACGTTATAGAACATACATATGTTAGCCTGCTAGCAGACGTAGCAAACCTATCTGGATTCTCTGAAATACGAGGATCTTATGAAGGCCTACATTGGTGCCTAACAGAGGCGCCTAAGCTAGAGAAGTTAGTGTTGGATTCGATCGAGAACGGGCGAAAGCTCGAACTTGACCGATTCCCCACTTGGTTGCAGCGCTTGGCAGCCAGATCCGTTGTGGATCCGGTATGTCTGCGTTTACTGCGGCAACTTCTTCTGTTCTGCTATAAAGCCACTGTTACACATGACGACAAGACGACCGAGAAAACGTTTCAAGGTTTCCTTGAGACTAATCACTCTGTCGGGCTGTTTGGCGCTTCTCTCGCAAGAGAGAGTCCGTACATGCTTGATAGAGTGCGTCAACACGTTCAGTCAGTTCTGTACCGGTACCGCGAGACGGACTTTAGTCCTTCCCACGGGCCCGGCGCAGTGACCACTTCTAAGAAGAAGTGGCAGCACTGGTACTCGACTATCGAGTATGTTTATCCTTATAGCGATTGCTATGCTCTCTATTTTAATAGAGATCACTGCGAGTGCATTGAGGATACACTGAGTAAAGACATCATAGAAGCTAAAGTCATTGCTGTCCCTAAGGACAGCCGTGGCCCTCGCCTCATATGTGTCCATCCCGCTGAGGCCATTTGGGCTCAGCAGGCTGTGCGACGTAATCTGGAGAGATGTATATCTCTCCACCGGTCGGCAGCCGGACCTTGGCCTCGCGGCCGGGTTCGGTTCGACGATCAAACCGTAAATGGATCGATTGCTCTCTATTCTAGTAGATCGCGGCGTTACGCCACGATCGACATGAAGGAAGCAAGCGATCGCATTTCTGAGCCACTTGTCCAGATCCTATTTGGATCGAAGTACAAGTGGTTCGGCTGTTGTCGAGCTCAGAAGTTTGTGATTCCTAGCTTAGGTTCCTTGCGGAACTTAAGAGGGGATATACATAGCTATGCTCCCATGGGGAACGCAACTACGTTTCCTGTTCAGAGTCTAGTCTTCTGGGCCATATGTGTAGCATCAATGCAGCGCCTTGGGTTTCATCAACCCGGAGCTGCATTTGTGTTTGGAGATGACATCGCTATCCCGACCGAGTGCGTTGAGGGCGTCATATACGACCTCGAATCATTCGGGCTGCTCGTCAACAGGACAAAATCCTTTTGGCGAGGGGCCTTCCGCGAATCGTGTGGCGTT